TAGCCGTTTCAAATGCTGCCGTAATAAGAGCAATTTTAGCGGCCGCCGTAGCTATTCCCGCGAAACCTTTAGTCATTATGTCATTCATGGTTATTGTCGCAATTGCATTCGCTTGTGTAGCAATCAACTGTTTCTCTAAAGAATCAAGTAGAATCGTCAAAACGTTACCCATGAAATCCCCAAAATCCGTCTCCTCATTCGTAAAAAAGTCTGCAAAGCTCTCACCAAGAGATGATAAGGTATCTACAATATTATTTTTCAGATCTTCCATTTCATTTACTGCAAATTCATCTAACTCTGTGATTTGTTGCATTAACGAAGCAAAAAGAGGATCATCTTTAGAAAAAGTAGATTCTATTTCCTGTCTCATTTCAATAGCTGAAGAACTTACTTTAGAGAAAAAGCTTTTAAAATTGAGTTTTTTAAGATCACCATTCGCGTCATCTATCACACTTTGAATCCTATCTTGATATCGTCGTTGTATGGCTTCTGACTCTTCGTCAGTACGTTTTTCTTCTATTTTCTTAACTTTCTCAGCATACTTTTTCTTAATAGCCAAAAGCGTTTCTTCATACTTCTGTACAGATATTAATTTCTGATCAAGTGCTTTTTGCAAAACCTCCAATTCCTCGTTCTCATGCTTCTCTAATTCCGCTTTTTGTTTCTGATATTCAGTTAATCCCTCTTTTGTAATAGACTCTAAAATCCTCTCGATCTTCTGCTTTGTGGTTAATGAAATATCAACAATCTTTTGATTGATCTTCTCGCGTGCATCAGGCTCAAGACCGGCAATCGCCAACTGCTTGTCGAGCTTCTCAAGTTCTAACTTCTCAAGTTCATTAGCATAAGCCTGTTGAGTCATTTTTTCATCTTGCAAATACCGCTTTTTCAGTTCATTCTGTTTCTGTAAATACTCAGTCTCAATTTCTGCCAACTCTTTTTTTATTCTTTTCTGAGCTTCTGTCTCAGACTCCACACCGGTACCACCACCTCGCTTCTTTTTTTCTTCTTCCTCTAATTGTTCTTTTTCACTTTTCAACTTCACAATAGAAGCGGAAACAGTTTTCAATTGAGCGTTATACGCTATCAGTTCACCACCTGAAAAAAGCTCTGTATTAGTGTTATTCAATTTTTTTAAGAGCTGCTCAGCATCCTCTAATTCCTTTTTAACTATCTCAAGGGTCCTTTGGGGCTTAGTGGCATTAAAATCTTCTTCTTGTGCTTCTTGTAAACTTTTCTCTAACATTTTTTTCTCTTCAAGCAATTCTTCCCATTCAGGTATTGCCGAGCCGGTAGTAGCTGCATTCCATAACAACTCCCACGCATTTATTTCTTTATCTAAATAGTTAACAGCATTATTATCATATTTGGCAAGTTTAGCATTTATCTCACCCAATCTATTCAGTTCTGTTTGGATTGTGGCTTTGCGTATCATGGATGCAATATATCCATCCATTGATTTTTTTGCTTCAGATGTATTTATGCTCTCTAATGTAAGATTACCAAGATATTCCGGTGACAATTTATTTAAGGCTTCGATTGCTTCTTTGCGTGCAGTATATGAAGCATTCGTATCGGTAGCTATATTATAGAGACTTTTCACCTCTGCTATTTCAGTTTGGACAGAAGAAATAGCTTCTTTTTTTATATCATTTAATTTTCTTTGTGCCTTAGTTACCGTATCCATTCTTTTAGAAAGCGTTAACCATGCAAGACTTGCAGCCGTTACAACAGATAGAAGCAAACCAAATCCCCCCATCTTAACCACACCAAAGAATCCTTTTAAAGCAACAGCCGCACCTTTAAATCTAAAAGTTAACAGTTCTACTGCTGCACGATATAACATTGTGGATGCAGCTATAACCTTAGTAACTACATTTGTACTTGCCATTTGTCTCGTAAAAGCCGCTAAAGCTCTGACATCACCAGCTAAAGCATCATTCAAAGCAATCATAGAAAGACGATACGCACCCTGCACAATGGTAGCTGCCTTTATTACAGTATTAAGAACAGTATGATAAGTAGTTATCAGTTTAATTCTGGTAGCATAAAGCAAGATAGCAAGTGTAATCACCGCCATCTCAGTATTCCATTTTTTAAACCAATCAATTAGTCTTGGAAGAATCTTAACAACATATGTCATAGCATTAGTACTGATCATAATGGCCGGATTTAGTTTTTCTACCAACTCAATTCCCGCCAACTTCATCTGATTTCTTGCCTGTGCCAACTTTGCAGATGCAGTATCACTATTAATTGCCGCCTGTTCATAGGCAATGTTAGTACCGGTTACAGCTTCTGTAAATTGTTTTACCATGTCTGTATTCTGTATAATTACAGATGCGGAATTATAGCCTTCTTCACCAAACATTTTTTTAATGGCAGTAGCATCCATCTTCTTATTTTTCAGATTCTCTAATGCCTTATCAAGTCCGACAATAGCGGGATTCGTCTCTCGCGCCCCAGTCTGTAAAACAAGAAAGAACTTCTTCAGACCAGTTCCGGCAATTTCATCTTTGATACCTTTATATGCCAATGTTTCAATTAAAGCCACAGTTTGCTCAATAGGAACCTTTGCAGAAGCAGCAGCAGTACCCGCCGTCCGAATAGCTTTTGCTTCACTCGCGATATTTGCAGAACCAGCCTTAGAGCCAGCAGCCAATACATTGGTATATCTTACAGCTTGATCAGCAGCATCACCATATTGATTTAGGGCTAATGTCAAAGCATCTACTGCCTGATTAAGCGTGATGTCCTTTGCTGCGGCCTGTAATCGCATAGCTTCTTCAGTGACATCAGCTAAAGCTTTTTTATTGCCAAGTAGTTCCGGTTTGGCAGAACCGACTAACATAAATGCATCAAGAATCTCATTAGCACTTTGCCTAACCCGAAGCCCCTCTTCGGTCATAGTCGTACTCAATTCTTTTGCATGATCTGTCAACCAAGAAATTGAATCATCATCTAATCCGGTCAATGCTTGTAGTCCACTTTGACTATCTTCTAACTTATTTTGCTCATCTCTTAACGCTTTTAGTCCGAGAACAAAACCTGTAAGGGCGGCAATAGAACTGGCCACAAATCCCCCGAAACGGTTAAACCCATCAACGAATTTACCAAGACTAAAGGTAGATTTATCAACTTCGGTTCTAATAGCCCTAAGTTGTTGATTGTGCTCGGCAAGAATACCTTTAAGCATACGTATCTTCTTCCCCTGTTCTATATACTCTTTAGAACCTCTGGTCATTGACTTCTGTTCCTTGACCAATTTACGGCATTCAGCTTCAATTGCAGTAATATTATTGACAACCTCCTTGCCATCGAGATAGAGAACAATACCTCTTCTGACGTCCTTATTATCACTCATTTTTTGACGATTTTAATTTTATTGAAATTTCTGAGCATATTTCGAAGAGCTTCGTCACCATAAAATTCCTGTACGGCATCTGCCAGATGGTTGATATTTGCTTGAATGTGCCGGTCAATCCAATCAAGTGGAGTACGCATAACTCTCCTTTGGTCTTTATCAACTTTTTTAGCTACATTGATCTCGCGCGTTCTGTAACCATTCTCCAGCATTTCCTTAGCTTCTCCCCCAAATAATTTCTTTTTAATATCACTGTCCGATCGAACCCGATAACCGCGAACCGGTACACCGTTCACAATAACATAACCACGTCCGGCACCATATGCCCGGAAAACACCATATCGAAGAAAATTGAACTTGATCTTATATGCCGGCTTATCGGAAGATTCTTTGTCAACAAACTGTTCAAGAAGAATTGCAAGCCGCCCAGATGCACGAGTTCTGCTCAAGCTGCTACGTGATTGTGCACGAATTTTTAGTGCCCATTTCGTAGCAGCCTGATTGAACTCTTCTACTGTCATTAGATGCTCTTCAGCCATCGCGAATTAGGATGCAAAAGCTAACAAATAGCCTTGACGAATTTCGTTTTCATCAGCTTCTACACCATTCTCAACAAAGCTCATAGCCGACACAATGGCGATCATCGTATCCGCATCATAGATGTCAATCTCCGCATCCGGAGAAAAACCGGAACGCTTCGCAACCACATTAATATAGTTCTCTGTGTTGTTCTCAGAGGGTGGTGCCCATCTTGATACAATGCCACGAATTGTCTTGAGACCGTATTTATTGTAATACGTCACAAGTGTTCTGATAGCCGCACGATAGCCATACGGCATACTAATGAATTGAAAGAAAGCAGAATCATTCTGCTCTGAACGTAATCCCTGCCAGTCAGTCGAGTTGCGACGGATGTTTAAGGGATTACAATTACGAATACCTCTTGATGTGCTCATATATATTTTTTTTATGATGAGCACAAAACTAAAGGTGAAAAACCGGAGGGAATAGGACACAAAAAAGCTGTTAACCGGCAGGGAAATACGAGTTAACAGCTTTTTATAACATATTGACTTCTTATTCCTTCTTTATAATCTCAATCAGATTCACACAAGTCATTGCGTTTCGCGTAGGATTTCCCCACCATTTTATTATGAGATATCCGGAATCATCGGGAACCACATTATCCAGTTCCACAAAATCCGTAAAATTGTTCACCAGCGAAAAAGATGGCTGTGCTTGAACCCCATTGGATTCATAATATTTGCTGTCCGTATTCGCCCCATTGGCATTTTTGGTAGAACCAAGTATACGTACCTTGTACGTCCCCTCCGGTGCCTTGAAGATGATCCTGTGCGGTACGATTGTCTCCGGCTGGTTGTATTCGTTATAATAATAACAATCTTTCACAACTGCATAACTATATACTCCGTCATACACAGAAGGCTCGGTCGGATTTTCAATGCTGCTGTACAATCCCGATTTACCCTCGATGTCCGTATCATCATAATACCGTATCTCGCTGTCTTCTCCATTGTTATAAGCAAGTACAATTTCGTAATCTTTCAGTTTCTTTACCGTGTTTACCGTTTCTCCACCGATCTCAACCAAAGTGCGATTATCAGTACTGCTATCCACCATGCTGAATACGACCTTTTTCTCAATGATTTTCAATGTTATTTTCGAAGAGACCACTTCGCTCTCATCCATATCATTCTTAATCCTGGCATGGATCGTCTTCTCACCCTCTCCCTCTGAAAGTGTAAAGGATGCCGGATTTTCAAATGCCGTCCACACGGCGTCATTAAATGTCGGAGACTCGGACAGCATCATCATTGTCGGAGCGTTCAGGCCTACAGCTTCAAAAGAGACGGATACCTCCCTTTCAGTGGTGATTTCCGATCCGGAATTAATACTGATACCGTTCAGACCGAATGCCGGCGGTTCATAAGTGACCGTGTCGCTCATCACTTCTGACTCTCCGAACCGGTTTTTCACCTTGAAATAAACGGTATGCAACCCCTCGACATTGGAAATAGTGAACATATGATATACATTTCCGTCCCATTCAGCACCTTCAAAATCCGCGTTCTCGGAAATCATGTACAGGGTATAGTTCGATGCTTCGAATTCAAAGGGGACATTGAGATACTCCGTAACGTCTTTCGACAGAGAGAATCTTGTCAGTACAGGCGGCTGCGTAACAGCCCCGATACGTTCAAGATAAGTCGTTCTCAGAGACGGTTTAAGCAGTTGTATAAAGTATTCTGCCGAGGATTTGTCATCTTCGTCAAGTGACTTCTCAAATGCGGAAGTGTATTTTTCCGCACGCCCGGTGATCTGTTCATCGTAACTCGCATTTACAAGCAGCCTACCGTTGTTTATGCCGTAGGACAGCCCGTACACGGTATCATTGCTCTCGACCGTAATACCATCCAGACTGCTGATTCCCTCTATATTCAAGCACAAGTCTTTATGATGGAAATGTTGGTCCACAGGGGCCGATATCGAGAATTTAACCGTACGTCCGTCTACCCTCTTATGAATCGACGCATTCCTGCGAACGAACCAATATTCGTACACTTCATCAACCGTTGCCATCCAGCAGGAATCGTCACCGTCCTTTCCGTAAGCATCGTTCACCTCTGTCAGAAAATCCAAAATCGCCTGCATGGGGGTATGCGTGAATAGATGTGCCCAAACTGGATTCTCGGCATCGTGTATGCCTTTTATCCATTCCATTTCAGAGGTATTGTTATCCGTATACATCCTGCGCTGCCCTACTGACTTGTATAAATCCGGATCATCTGACGGATACAGATATACGGCCGGGGTATTCTCTGCGAAGCTCATGACCAGATCGTCATACATCGTCGCAGCAGTGATATAATTATTATTACCGTCGGGACGCATCATGACTTTCATTCCGCGTCCTAATTTGGAGACGGTCTTCGTCTGGTCCTCTTTCAAACCTTCCACGATTTTCAACGGATCATCCGACCCCCATGTATCCTGATCAATATTATGGAAGTATATCTCGCCGCCAAAGTCCAATATCGGATTCAGTTCTTTCCACAGGATGTACGGATATTGGGCAGGGCTTTTCGGGTCATCATCCATATATTTGTTGGCACCTCCGCAATTCGGCCAAATAGCGACACCGATCGGCAACCGACGCTCGATTCCACAGCCGTCCGTATACCCCAACGTCTTTTCCGGGACATACCCCGTACTCTTCGTCTGACCGAGATGATAATACTTCTCATCGTCCACCCATCTCTTGTTCACGGCACACCATACTTTCCCATATGCGCCTACAGGTCCGTCGTCTGCCGTATAGCTGAAGATAAACTTCTTGTTATACTTCAATATGGGGAAAGAGGCGGTCACCAGATCGGTATCGGCACCTTCCGGAAGCGTAAGGGTCAATTCCATATTACGCATTTCAACCGGTACATAATTGATCGTATCCGCCTTAACCCCGCAAATTGTCGTACTGTCCATTACCTGTACATATACCGTCTTTTGCCCTTCTCCTTCCGACAGCGTGAAAGGGATCACGGATGCCTTCGGATCAGGCCATACGGACCACTGCACGGAAGATAAATCAGGGGATTCTGAAATTTTATAGTGTGACGGTATTCCATCCTTGTCAATCATGACGGAAACCTCGCGACTGTAAGTCCTGCCAGCATCCTCGTTGATAAAGACGTTGCGCAGAACCAAAGGGACATAAGGGTCCTTGTATTCAAGCTCAATGACGCGAACATTAGATTCGGAATACTGATTCTTTACCTGCACATATATTGTCTTCGCGCCGAACCCGTCAGACAAGGTAAAGGGAACATCCATATTGTCATCGATGATATCCACCCATTCCGCGCCTTCAAAGTCCGCATTCTCGGATATCATGTAAGCCGTTGCGATACCGATGCAATTCAAATGTACGGTCACATCCGGATACTTGACGATATCCGTGACCGCTTCATTGACAAAGGCCTCGCGCAGGAACACGTCCTTGTTCTCCGGGGCGTCATTGGATTTGAACTCCTCGACGATCATGAAAGATATTGCAGGATAGTTGGTGTTAGCGCCTTCAGTGACGTTTATTAGATCCACATTAAGGACTCCTCCGGAGGGTTGACAGTCTTCAACCGTCATATAGGTAGCAGTATTCCCTACCTGGTCGACAGTATCCGAATATACCCCGTTGACCTTGATCTTCGC